TCTGTCATATTATTTCTCCTTCATCATCATTTTATCGAATTTTCTATTAAGATTTTCTATATCTTTGACAAGTGTATTGACACGAGTGTTTAGCTCGATAATAACATCATCTCTCGTCTCAATCTTTTCAATCCTTTTTTCTAACTTATCAATTAATTTAGCATTACTTGTCGACGTATGTTCCAATAAGTCAATTCTCATTAATTGTGAGTCTGATTTGTTTTTAAAATTCAAAGCAACTCCTATCAACGCTATCGCAAGCGATATGATAGGTATTAATTCATTAAATGGCATCAATCTACCTCCTGGTACTAAATTTAAAAGAGCAAGATTATTCTTGCCCTTTTTTCTCTTCCGCTTCTTTTAAAATTCTATTGACTTCTTGCTGCACTACTTCTCTAAGATTACCAATATTAGGCACATCTTCAATCGTACGCCCACCGCCGATTATTCTTTCTACATGAAGTCTAACTAAAAAGTCAGTAGGTTTAAATCTTAATCTACTTGGTCTCATTACTTTCAATACCCCCTTCGCTGTGTGATACCCCATCGCTAGTGTGTTCAGAATTTCCATTTTCTTCTCCTCCTTCTTCTTCCTCAAACATTTCTTCTACAGCTTTCATAACTGCTTGAAATACTCCTGCCATTGCATCATTTAATTGTGCTTTTGTGATATATCGTCCTGCTTCATCTTCTAAATCTTCTTTCTTGTCCGTTTCCTCCCTCGTTAAAATTATTTCTTTGTACTTAGTAGGCTCTCCTGTAGGTTTCCATACTTCTACTGATGTATGCTCTTCTAACACTTCAAATAGTCGATTATCGTATTTGAATTTATCTCCTACAGAATAATCGACCCCTACTTCGTAAGAGTCAAAAGCATCAATAATAATATCTCTATTATCATTGATAGTTTTAGCATCCAGTACATCTAACAGCAAGGTCATAAGCAATTTATCATTACCTTTATTGACCTTATTAACTAGTTTATGTAGTGCTTTTTCTCTAGCTTTATGTTCTACACTCCCGTTACTTAAAATAATCATCTGACGAGTTAAATTAGCGTACTCTGTGATTAATGCTGGTGTAGAGTCACCCTCATACATTTGAATTGCTAATTGACGTTTTATTTCCTCTAATATTTCATTATCTGAAACAGTAGCATATTTACCCGGTAAATCAGCTCCGCCAGTTAAAAATACACTACCTTTTCTCAATGAAAAATTAACAGATACACTTTTATATCCCCCTGCTTCCGGAACAGGTGTTCTATCAATAAGTTCTAATGCCATTAGTTTTCCTCCTTAGATTTTAACTCCTCTACCAATTCTTTTAGTTCCTTGTTAGAGTCAATCAATTCTTTTAACCCTTTTAGTTCTTCCACCTCTTCATTAAGTTGTTGATAAGCTACTTTGTAATGAGCAAGTTCAACTGTTTTTTCACTCAATTCTTGAGCTATTAAATGAATAGGTTGCACCTCGTTATGCTGCATATAGTTTTTCCTCCATCTGTTTAATTCTTTCTTCTAACTTGATTAATTTTTTATCTTTTTCTAAATCACGATAATATAGTTCTTGAGTAGCTTTCAGATTAAAAGTTAACAAATTAAAATGGTCTAACGTCATATACTCGCCGACCATCTTCACAAAATTGTTATCTATCTTTTCCACATCTTGAGCTATTAAACCTATATCTGTATAAGGTTTCGTTCCAAAGTTTTCTCTTTCTTTCCAATTAAAGCTCTTAAACGAGAATAACTCAAGTTTGTTAAGAGCGTTAGTTTTCGAATTAACAATATCTGTTTTCAATCTAACATCAGAAGTAGTATCAAAGTGGGATTTTATTATTTCCCAAAGACTATATTTACTGTTGGCGTAATCATAAAATATATCATTAGCAGAACTATCAAATAGTAAATCTACATTTTTATTCCAAACTCCTATAGATGTGCTACCATCTGTGTAGTTAGTGAATTTTAAGTTGTTAACTCCTTTTGTGTTGATATAACCCTTAACTGTTAAAAGGTACGAGTCTGTATCTACAGGAGTATTGCCTCCTACAGTAAAATCACTGTCTTGGTAAATAAACATTCCATAAGGAACATCTTTTCCTCTATCACGTCCACCTACTATTTGAATACCTACACCATCTTTACTTGTATAGTTGTGAGGAGAATTAATTTGAAGCCCTCCACTTTCTGTTGGTTGCATATATCCGTACTCACCTAATACTATTTTACTTCGACCTGTTATTGTACCACCAATTATGTCAGCTCCGATTATAGTTTTACCCCTAAGGCTTTCTGTATCTATTTGAGTAGAGGTTACCTTAACTGTTTGTAATTGAGTAATAAATGCTCTTTTAGCAAACAATTCTGTGATAAAAGCACTATTAGCCAAGAATTTAATAATCATCGCATTATCAACATATAGATTGTTTGATTTAACTGCATTAGCTGCAAGTATTTCTGTAGTTATACTTCCCGCTTTGTGGTGTCCAGTTTCTAAAGTATTAGCTTTGATTTTTCTACCTTCAAGCGTTCCGTCTAAAACCATATTTCCTGTTACTCTAATAAGTGGACTTATCAAGTCTATACTGTCGGGTTGAACTTTCATAATACTAGCAATAGTTCGTCCATCAATTGTATTCCCGCTTCCTATCGTAATTCCATTAGATGTAACAGAAACATCTGTTTTTTTTAAGACTTTATTATCAAGTTCACTAATTGCTAAATTAACTTTACCAGCCAACGTTGTTAATTGAGTTTTAATATTTTCATTATAAAAATCTAGGATAGCACCGGTATTATTAAGTTTAATTTTGCCCCAAAGGTCGCTTTTTGGATCTCTCATTTGAATGTCTAGGTCTCTTAATTGTTTAAATATCCCACTTAGAGAATTAACCTTCTTATCAGGTGCAATAAAAGATGTAGCTTCTGTTCCTTGTTCTAATTGGATGTGATTTAATCTAGTATCTCCGACACATCCCATGTGGTGTATTTTGATTTTTTCTGTAGGAAGTTTAGGGATAAATGTAAATTGATATTTACCATTTTTAAAAAGTGCTTCATGTCTTCTATTTTGAATTTCTATATCCATATACTACCCCCTTCCCCAAAACTCAACATTATTAACTCTACCTTCTTTTAACTTCGCTGTATCACTATCTGACAACTTGAACTTAAAATTAGAGCGTTCTAATCTTAAAGAGTTAAATTCAGTCAACACTAAATCATCTAAAACTATTTTGGTAACATTATCGGTATTCATTCCCCCTCCGTATAATGTTATTATCATCACTTCGCCTTTTCTTTTTAAAACTGTTCCATAATTTAATTTTAAAAGCAAAGTAATACCTTCCCAAACTAACCTATCTCCAACATATCTTTTCGCTACTTCTTTTCCACCTACTATTATTTTCAATCTTTCCATAGTAGCACCTACTTGAATATATCGTATATAGTATTAGAGTCTTTATTGGAAATAGCGTTATATTGAGCTTCTGTGCCAGCCCAATATTTCATAGGTTGATTGTTTTGTTGGTTGATTATATTTTGTCCGGGTTTTCCGTCTACACCCGCTCTTCCGGTTGCTCCTTGTATCCCTTGCAATCCGTCAGCTCCTCTGAATTTCGACCATTTATAAGAAGTGTAACTGTTTGGAGGAGTTGAACTCGTTCCCGTATATATACCGATGTATAAAGCATTAGAATCATCACTCATTCCGTATCCATTAGAATTATTAGAATATTTAATATGAGTGTAACTACTTACCCCATCTCGCCCATTAATTCCTGGTGTTCCATTTGTTCCATCTCTTCCAGGTTGTCCAGGTAAACCACGTTCCCCTTGCTGTCCTCGCTCTCCTTTGAGTTCGTTTTTTTGTTGTTGAGTTAACGCTGCAAAAGTAACTTGTCCGTCTCTCCCTGCCGGGCCTTGTGGTCCAGTTAAACCGCGCTCACCAGTAGCTCCTCTAGGTCCTGTTAAATATTGCAACTCACTAAATCTACTTCTACCATTACCAACTTTTAAATATCCTGTATCGCTCTCTACACCTATTTCTCCATCCAGGAGGATAAGGGAGCTGTTTCGCCACTCATTAGCTGTCATTCTTTTATGTTGCACTCTTAAAGGTATTTTTTCTATTGACATCTAGTTGACACCTCCATCTATTATATATTGCGGTTGTTCGTTCCATTCTCCTTGCCACTCTTTCATCCAATCTTCTGTAAACTCCGGATGGTCATTAGCATCCGCTATCTTTTTAAAAGTTATATTGATATTCAAAACATTTTTATTAGATATCTCTACTGTTGTATATACCGTTTCCAACCAATCGCTAAGTAATAAGTGGTTATATGTAGAACTATAGACGTGAAGTAAGTCCACTTCTTTTGTTCCTTTTTCTAGTACTTTATCTATTCTAGGATATAGGTTGTTTTTCGATACTAAACTTACTCTTGCGGTAAAAGGTAATGGTTTGTTAAATACTACTTTTACATCAGTAAAATCATGGGTTCTACACTCTGCTTCCCAGCTTATAGTGTATTCTTTCCCCACTTCAAAACCATCTCCATTGTGAGATAACTCTATATAAGCTGTTCCTAATGGTATTTCTCGCTCGGTAGCACCTTCTAATCTGTTTTTGTTATAAGTAACACTATCGTCAGTTCCTACCATTTTTACTGTAGTTTCAGCTATTTGTTTAGTCTCTTCAATTTTCTTTCTAAGTTCATCTAAATTACCACCGTCAAAGCTGGATAATTTGCTGTTAAACTCTTTTATAGTTGAGTTGACTTCTGTTTTGAAAGTGTTTATTTTAGTTTCTAATTCAATAGCTTTTTCTCGTTGGTCTTTCTCAACTTCAAGTTTTGCTTTTTCTATCCCGGATTTTACGGAATCCTCAATTTCTTTTGATTTTTCATTAAAGTATTTTTGAAATATTGCTTCTTGTTCTTCTAGTAAGGCATTAATTCTAGCGTTTAAACTATCTGTCTGGGTTTGAAGAGATTCTATTTTTGCATTAGTTCCACTATTAAAGCTAGCCCTACTATCTCCAACCTCTATTTCGTGATTTTCTTCAAGAATGACATCCCACACTACTTTTACTACTTTAGCATTCTCATTAATTATATTTAGATCTTGGTAAAATACTTTTAGCCTATCACATAAATCTACTTCTTCAAGCGCAGGAGTATCAAATATACCCTCTACTTTTGATAAGTCCTGGTAATTTAACTTAAGATTTACACTAGGCACTCCTACATTATTACTTTTAATATAAGAATTAGCCTTATTTCTCAAATGCTCTACAGTTTTTAAATCTTCATCATTAGAAAAGTCAATCTTTAATATTCTTTTGTGCGTGAATTTTCCTACATGTGGACTATCAATTAAGATTTCAGGAAGAGTGATTAACTGTTCTCGATTATTGTCGTCTGTATATTTTTTAAAAGGGAATACAGTGGTATAAGTTTCTAAAATCGACTGTTCCTGCTCTAAATCTAATAAGTTTTTTCCGTAAGCAATTATTGTAGGACTATCTACCCCCATTTGTTTATGGAGTCTGATATTCAAATTATCGAACTCATACTCTCCTCCCCACACATCAAGAATAGATCCCGCTTTACCTCCAAGCGCTTCTCTTGCATTATCGATATTTTCAATTTTCCAGGTAGTCTTATTATTAGTTAAAATATCGGACCATACAAAAAACTCTTCTCTACTATCGAGCAAGTTATCTCTCCAGGTCAATAGTGCTCTTGTAGCATCACCATCAACTGAAATATCAGGTCTAAGAGCGTTCTTCGATGTTTTTGCTTGCGAAATATGTTGGCAATAAATTTTGTATCCTTCTTTTGTTTTAGTAAGTTTAGAAACTTCAAATCGTTGATTTTTAGTTCGATATCCAGTATCAACCTTTAACAACATTCCCTCTTCTATCTTTTTAATATCCTTGCCGTTGACGGGATAATTAAATTCCAATATATATATCCCGTTTTTTTCTTTAGTAACGTAACATTCAGAAGCATCAGAAAGAACTGATACCCCCAAATGTTCAAAGTTTGTTTCATTCGCTTTGTATAAAATCGGATAGGCCATTAAACTAACGCCTCCCATCTCGGAGTGATTTCAACCACAAAAGAATTATTATCCCATGATATCGTGTTATCTCCTATTTCAAGGTGTGGAAATGGATAAGTGAACACTTTATCATACTGCGGTTCTTTATTATCCCAGTGGGCCGATTGAGTTTCACAATCAATATTAATGTGTCCACTAACACCTTTCAACCTAAATATTTGAGAATTAATATTCAAATTAATATCTCCTGTTCCTCTTAATTTAATAAGAGGTTTTGCCGTCCTTTTTTCAGGATTGACTAACACTTGACCGTTAGAAATAGATAGTTTATTTAATCCTGATTTTAAATATTTAACAGGGTGAATTTTGAAATTTAAGATACATTTTTTCTTACTGGTTAAAGTCCCTTCGATTTTAAAAGTTTCAAAGAAATAAGCTTTATAAAGATAATTACTATCCCAACTCAATTCAAAATCATACCATTTAGGCTCTATGTTGATAAGATAGTCATTTAATTTTGAAATAATGGTTTCTACGTTAGCTTTTTCATCGTATATTTTGAAAGGAAAAGCACGTTCTACCACATTCAATCTTTTATTATCTTTAATTTTAGCTCCATTAACACCGTCTATCTCTATTAATTCTGTCGAGTTAGAAGAAGACTCTAACTCAATATCATCAACTAATCTTAGTCCTAATTCTTTTGTATTAAGCTTATCATAAGTAACATATTTAGTTATCAAAGTCTATCTTCCTCCTCTTTTACTAAGAATTTAATCTGATTATAGATTTTTCTAACATCTTCTTTACTATTTGTGTGTAGATTTTCGATGTGAAGAAGCGATCCATAATTATTAGTTTTAGTGTTCGTTACGCTACTATTAGAGTTACCGCCAACAGGAGCAAATCTTAACGAATTAGTTCCTAAACTCAACATTGCTTCCGGCGGTTTAGGTTTAAACGCTGAAATGGTGCGTTGGTACATATCAAGAGCTTTGTTCAACACTGGTATATTCTTAATCATACCTCGAGCAACACCTCCAGTTAAGTGTCGTCCTGTTCGTTTATCAGTCAGTCTTGAAGGTGAGTGAATTTGAGCTTTTGCTCTTAATGCTCTATCAACTTCGTTTACAATAGCATTTGCTGCAGCAGTAACAGCTCCTAAAGCTGAATACATACCCTGTGCAACACCGTTACTTACTTGCGCTCCAATATTTTGAGCAACTGGTACAATACTTTGTCCTATACTTTGGATTGTATTTTTGATACTTTCCATCGCTGAACGAACAATACCCTCATTACTTCTAAGTCCTTCAGCAATATTCTTACCACTTTCTTGCCCGGCTTTTCTTCCTTCCATTGCCATTCTACTAGCTGTCTGTTGGAGAATAGAGGTCATTTGCTGACAAGTTCCTTGAACCGCACTTTGCGCACTGCTCATAGCACTTGATATAGAAGTGGCTAAACCGCCCATTGCAGAGCCAACGCTCGCTAGTGTTGAAGTAAATCCGCTTACAACTCCGCTTACATTAGATAGTGTTGAGCCCATTGTAGATATTTCAGAATTGAACGAACTTATATATCCACTGGCGCTCATTAATCCGGCTAGAGATGCAACAACACTAACACTGAACGTTTGAACCGCTGTTGATGTTGAAATTAGCGTTGCAGGTAATCCGTTTAATGATGTATTTAGGTTTGTAATTAAAGTAGGAATAGAAGTCAAGGCCCCCTGAACAGAGTTGGCTGCTTCTCCTAAACTTAATAAACCTTGTGCCATCGTTTGCATTCCGGTTCCTGCTGTAGTCATTTCTCCTGCGTGTGCAGAAATTTTCCCCACACCTAAAGCAGTTGCAGTTAAAGTAGCGACCAAATCACCTAAATTTAAATCAACTAGAGTTTTCACCCCTTCGGCAAATAATCTGAATCCATTTCCAGCTTTTTCTGCTGATTCTCCGATGCTTTTAATAACGTTCGCTACCCCATCAAGAATTTTTCTGATTGAATCACCTATGCTATCAATTACTGTTTTTACACCTTCACACACAGTTTTTACGGCGGTACCGAACTTTTCAAATGCGGTACCTAAACCTTCAAGTACTGATTTAATAGCAGTGCCTACTGATTGAATAACACTACCCACACCCTCAAGAGCAAGTCGTACCCCATTACCAAATCCAGTAAATGCTAAAGCTAGACCCTCTAAAGTCCCTTTAATAGCGATACCTACCGATTGGATAATTGTTCCTATTCCTTCAAATACTAATCGTATTCCATTACCTACACTTTGAATTGCCGTTCCAAACGATTGAATTACGCTTCCTAAAGATGCAAGAACTGAAGATAATCCGGCACCTAAAGCTATAATGACTTGTGACACGGCGCTTCCTAAAGCCTGAAAGACCTTAACAACTCCATCACCTTGAGTTCCTAAAAGCGCAAGTCCTACACAAACTAATGCAATTCCTGCTCCTAAAGCCAACCACGTAGTTGGTGGTACTATTGCTATAGCTTGACCTAAACCTCTAAATGCTATCGCTAATCCAGTTCCAATCCCTTTAGAAGCCGTTGCAACAGCAGTTCCCAAAGAACGAATTACCGAACTGACTCCTTGCAGCGCTTTTCTTATTCCATCTCCAAGACCTTGAGAAGCTTTTTGAACTCCTTTACCTATCCCTTCAACAGATTTACTAATTCCTTTACCTGCACTTTCTAAAGTACTAACAGCGTTCTTCTTAAACAATTTAAAAGGATTTAAACTTTTAATAAAATTTAAACCTTTTGTTGCTAACTTAATAGCTTTTAACGAACCCACTATTGCTAGTAAAGCATACGCAATGCCGCTAATAACACTTGGTGGTAAAGATGCGATAAATTTTGCACAAGCACTAACAACTCTAGCAATTACGTTAACTAATACCCCAAAAGCTCGCGCTACTGTGCTTATTACCCCGCTATTTGCTAAAGTTTTAATAACGTTGCTAATTGCCCCATTAATGTTTTTAAATGCACTAATAACTGCACCAATTGCTCCGCTATCGTTTAATCCTTTCCATAATTCTTTTGCTACTGTTACCACATTTCTTATTGAGGATGCTATTCCGTTGATTATCCCCTCAATATCTATCCCATCGAGGAATTTCCCGACTTTATCAGCTAGCGCGCCAAAATCAAGCTTTTCTAACGCATCTGTGATTCCTACAATAGCCTTTATCCCAAACTTATTGAACTTTTCAAAAGTTGGCATTAATTTATTTGCTAAGGATTCTCTTGCTCCGTCAATTGCCTGGTCTACAGTTTTAAACTGTGTCGCCATTTTTGAAAAGTGATCATTATTCCCAACTTTCTTTATCGCGTTGAAAAAGTCTTCTGTTTTAACAGTTCCGTCTTGAACACCTTTAACTAATTGTGATAATGACATCCCCATTTCTTTAGCAACGGCTGCCATTCCTGCGGGAGTTTGTTCCATCATTAACTTAAAGTCTTGCCATGCTACTTTCGGTTTAGCCGCCATTTGAGTGGCTTGCGTACTTAAAGTTTTCATTGCTTGCTGTGGATTTTCTGCAGCAGCTGCAAGACCACCAAATCCAGTTACAAGCTTATCAGTCTCTTTTATCCCTACTGCTGCTAATTGTGAATAGGTAGAAGCCATATCAGAAGCGCTGTAAATAGTTTTAGTAGCGTAATCTTGCATAACAGACTTCGCTTGAGCAATTTCATCTGCAGACTTACCTATCATCTGCATATTACCTTCGAAAGTCTTCCACGCTTTCGCAGAGCTGTTTAATTCGTTAGTCATGCTTTTGACACTGTTAGATATCCCCCTAATACTCCCAACAATAGCTGAGTTTACTAAATTAGCACCTAACACACTTTTAAAAACAGAACCTACTTTATTTCCGGCTCCTTCAAGACCGTTTAATGCTCCTTTCAACCGACCTATGCCAGCGGTAGCACCTTTCTCATTAAGGTTGACATCTATTTTAACTTTACCCTCTGCCATATATTTACCTCCTTTCTTTTTAAATTTTAATCATCGATAGGAAGCTCATATAAGCGTTGAAGTTTTCTCATGTGGTCCTTGTATTCCGAACTATCACTCTTACTTGGTTTCCAAGAACGAATTTTGATAACTTCTACAAACTTTGTTCCGTCTGGCAAACCGTTTAATAGTGCATTAAACTTTTTCCAATGTAATTTACCTTGTTGCTCAATTAGGTCTATGTTGTAAGCCTGAAAAAAAGAAGCAAATATATAATCTGAATCGAATTTCAAACTATATAATTGCTCCTCTTCCTCTCCTTTGTGCTCCGGCATAGGGTTCCCTGCTAAATCATATTCAATAGAATTGAGTTTTTCGTTTTCAATATGCTCTTGAAAAATTTCTTTTAAGATAGTATCTATATCTTCAAAATTATATTTTGTGAAATTATCAAGCTCTTGTTTGGTGAAAATAACAAGGGCAAGATAAGGTTTAAATTCATCTGAGATTTCCTCATCTTGCAGCATATCAAACACCCTTAGCACATTGTCGAAAGATAAATCTAGCTCATATCTTTCACTACCAACGATTAATTCATCTTTTAATTTGTGAGATAAATCAAGCATGGTTAGTTGCTCAGATATTTAGTTAACGTATTCTCATTCACCAAATTAGGAATTTCGACTGCTAACCCCCTAATTGTTTGAATACAAGCAATAAAAGTTGGAATAGTTGATTTATTACAGTGCTCGTAAATTTTAATAAAGGTCTCTTCATCAAATAATTCAATCCACAACTCTTTTGTAAACTCTAAAATAGATTTTAAATCATCTATTGTTCCTTTTAAATTTTTGAATGTTTCTTCTGCTTTATCAGCTTTCTCACTCAACTTAACTAGATTTTGCAAATTTTCATCACTTGCCACAAATCTTAACTCAAACTCTCCAAAATCAATCGGAATTGTATTTTCAAACTTCTTAATTACTACCATGCTTTTTTACCTCCTAAATTATGCTACCGGCGTTTCTTTCGGTAAAGTTATCCATTTAATTGTTACTTCAAATTTTTCATACTCATTCGCATCGCCTTCTCCAGTTTTGATTCCTGATACATTGGCAACCGCTGTCCATTGTTTCTTATTGTCTGGAGACACTACTTTAAACCAAACCTTTCTTTCATCTCCTACTTTGTATTTTAACCCAGCAATTAATGCTTGTGCTTCGTCTTCAATGTCAAAATCGCCCTCGAAAGAATATCCCGGTTTAACAGAATTAACTTGTTCTTGAGGTGTGCCGTCGCCGTCGTACCATGCTACATCGTCTGTATCTTCATCTGTTTCATCATTAACTGTTTTTATGTATTTCGCCAATAATTTAAACGCTTGTTTTTCCGGTTCCGTTGTTGGGTTAGCTGGATTAAATGGTGCTATAAAATGTTTTCTCAGCGCGTTTTTTTGTCTTGCCATATAGTTTTCTCCTTATACTTCTAATTTTGATATTATATTTAATGTGTAAATAAAAAAGTCTTGTTCATCTCTTCCATTTATGGCTGGCTTACCAACTTCAAGACTTAAAAATTGATAAGAACCATTTAAACTAGGTAATTGTAAATTAAATTCAGATAAAGCAGAGTGGATAGTCCACATTATTGAGTTTGCTTTTTGATTGTCTTGACTTTTCACAGCAATTTCAAAAGGCAAACTAATTTCTTGCGAGCCGTCCATGTATAATTGTTCCACTTTCCCTCCAGAGATCAGATTGATGACTAAATCGTCTGATTCATTAAAGTAATCCAACCTTGCTTTTAGAGGTAAGTTTAATGAGTTTAAATAACCACAAAGTACTTCTTGAAAATCATTATTTATCATGTTATCCCTAATCCTTTCTTAGCTATTTCTTCCCAACGCCCCATATTAACGTCAGAAGCTTTTTCGGTCCACTTACTGCCAGTTCCAGGAATAGTATATTTTCTAAACGTTACTATACCGTTAGTACCATAGAAATGCGCTCTAGCATAGACAGTGTTCCAAATAGCTGCGCCATTACTAGCATGGCCACTAGCTCTTAATACCCCTTTCCCATCGCTTGGGACGTATTTATCGCTGTCTATTACTATTTGATTAGCTACCATGGTTTTAGCGTTTTTCACATTGCCTGGACCAAATTTTTTCTCTAATGGTGTTAAATCGTATGATACTTTTAAACTCATTAAATCACCGTTAATTCATAGGAAAATACCTTACTCCTAAAGTAATTAGTCTCTATCCCAATTACTTTATATTCTCCGTGATAATCATTAATTTTGGCTTGTAGCCAACTATCATCAACCTCAACGTTTGAATATTTTGGATAAATAAAAATAGTCCCCGATTTTAGCCTTGAAATGTTAGTTAAACTTTGAGTGTTTATTGACTTATCTATTGTACTTCTATCAAATCTAACATTTTCAACCTCGAAAGGTTGTTGATATTTAACTTTCCCCCAACTATCTTTTTCCCCTGCTAAACTTACCGAAATAGAATCTTTAAGAAGTCTTTTATCTATCATAAAAAACTCCTCTATAACCAAATCCTACACTTTTAAGTAAGTTCATAGTGTCTAAAGATAAATTAAGCTTACTAGCTTCTTGGTTAGCGTTGTTTTCGTTCCCATAATTAAAAGTGGTACGTCCAATACTTACGCTATTAAACGTTACTTTATCTTCGGCAGTGAGAATGCCGGACTCATTTAAATAACGTATTTGATTAGCAATAGCAAGTTTAACTGCTTTTTTTCTAGGGGGAATATCATCTTCTAAATTGTTATTTTGATAAAAATAATTTGTAAACAAGTCAATTGCCATTTCTGCTCTTTGCCTTAAATCTGAAAAATCTTTAATTTCTACAAAACCTAGTTTTTTATATTCATCCAAAGTTAAATAATTCATTGTTTAACCTCCTTAAAAAGAGGCTGAATTACTCAACCTCTTCTGTTTCTTTATTTTTTCCTCGTCCAGATTTTTTTACTGGATCTTCTTCAACTGGTTCTTCTTCGACTTTAGTCAAAGCGTCTTCTCCTAAGACTTTTACAATTTCTGTAAATCTATCTTCTTCTAATTCCACAATAGATCCTTTTTTAAAAGTTTCCCAAGTATTCTTATCTGTAAACGTTACGTTAACTGTATATTTTCTCATTTTAATCCTCCTATGCTAATGGTCCAGCGCTTGTTACTTTAATAATAGCTTTTTTATTGTCGTCTAAAGAAAATGTTCCACCTTTAGACGCAGCTTGAAGTTTGACTCCGTCAAAATCTTCTGTAGGAATAACCCTCGCCGTTTCAATTCCTACAAATGGAATTACAATTTCATCTGGTGCAAAAATTGCTGCTACATTGTTTTCAAAGTATTGTTCAGCAGTTTCTTCTAACACAAAACCTTTATATTTGTGCATGCCATTTTCATCTACCGATACACTTGATCCTTTGGCAGAAGTCGTTGACATCATATCAATTATGGCGTTATACAACTGTGGTCTTAAATATGCTTTAATCGGAGCGTTAATTTCAGTATTAGTTTTATAAACATTAATCGCATTAAATAGTTTTTGAATTGTAATTTCTTTTAGATCAGCTAAAGTTTCTGTCTTTCCGGCATTAGTAGACAAGAATTTTCCGGTACGTTTATTCATATCGCGTGTTTGAGCTTCTGAATGTAATTTTAAACGGTCAGCTACTGCAGCATCTAAATCATTGTTCACAGTAAATTTATCAATCCCCTCGTGGATTGTCATAGTATAATCATATGGCACATCTGTGTCTCCATAAATTACTTCTTTTAACTCCCCAAATCTGCTTCCTTTTCCAGTTCCTGTTCCAAATGCTGTATTTGCATCGGTATTATACGTCCCTACTACTACTGGAGTATTGTTGGTTTTAACTGTAAATGCTGTAGCATTTTGTTGCACCCCATCTTTTGTTTGTAAAGGTGCTAAAACACCACTAAAAGCTTTCGTTGCATCGAAAACTGTTGATAATAATTGTTTATATTGTTTCTCGTAATGTCGAGCAGGTAATTTATTATTTTCTGTTCCCATTTATTTTTCTCCTTTTTATTTATATGAATCTATGATTGCTTGGAATGGATCTTTTGTATTTTGTCCAGTTCCGCTTGGATTGCCACCTACTGAAATTTGAGGTGTGTTCGCTTGTTGTTCTTGTTCAAATAAGAAAGGTTTACTTTCCTTTAACGAATTAACTACCTCATCAAGTTTAGGCTTTCCATCTTCACCTAACTCAATCTTATCTACATCGATAAGCTTCATTAGAACATCGCTATCATGTGCCTTAACATCTTTTAATGCTAGTGCAATAGCATTTGTTTTATTTATTTGAGCCAACTTGTTATCACTATCAACTTTGAACTGGTCGAATTCAGATTGTAATTTTTCTAACGCTTGCTTAGCATCTGAATTAACATCGTTACTTTTAGTTAATTCTTCTAATCGAGTTTTTTGTGATTCAAGTTGTGATTTTAATGTTTCATTTTCAGCAGTCAATTCTGATTTCGCTTGATTTTTTGCGTTCTCTAATCCTGCACCGTACGCTTGCATGATTTTATCAATCGCATCTTTATCTGTTACCCCTGCTTCAACCAACATTTCTCTTTTTAAGCTCATAATTTAAGCTCCTTTCGTTTTACGTCCTTTAGACTTTATTTAGCACTGTTACACCGTGCAAGGCATAATAAAAAGACCTTTTAACGTCATGTCTAGGACGAAAAATTACATAATAAAAACACCTAGTATTATTTACTAAGTGCTTTATTTTCGTGTAACGGTCTTACTTTTGAATTTCTATCAGGTTTTGGAAGCCCTACCTTTTTAGCAAATTGGCAGTATTCTTCAAATTCCCCTTCTGTTTTATTAAAATTAGGGATGTGTCGCAAATAGCTAAATCTTTTAAATTCAACTTCTGATAATTTCTTTTTACTCATCGTTATGCACCTCCAAAATCATTCGTTCACCATCAATTTTTTTTACCTTATATTTCAACTTGTTAGAAAGTAACAATTCTTTTTCGTTAACTTCGTAATTTGTATTTGCGCCAATATACAAAGCTTTTGAACCTTTAGGGACGTGAATTTCTAAAAACTTAGCTTCCTCTTCGTAATAATCTTTTATGTCAGTATAGAAAGCCATTGCTTGATCTTTATCTAAACTTGTTGAATAGAATACTTTACCTGAAATAACATCCCCTTCACTAACGCCTTTAAAATATTTAGCTTTTGTACCTCTAAAAGTTATCAAATCTTTATCTAACTTAAACTTTCTAATGGCAGAATTAATATTTTTAACATCTTCCCCACGTTTATAGTATTCATCACCAACTAAATAATCATTAATTTGTTGATAGCCGCCTTGTGTATAAGATTTTAAAGATTTCAATTCTTTATCAGTGAATTTATTATATACAGTATCACTATTTTTCTGTAATTTCTCAATTTGAGAAATATTTAAAACTTTATAATCTCTCTTATCTTTATTATACACCTTTTTCGGCTTATCTTCAACATTTTTAGCAGGATACTTACCAACTACTGTGGGATTCTTTTCTATAAGATTCTTACGCCCACCTAGAAGAGTTTTTTCTCTCAGTTTCAACTTTCGTAAAGCTTCTTTATCATCTAAATTTCTTATTAGCTTTTGCTTATCTCTGTTAATTCTAATCTCGCGATCAAATGCTTTTAATCTTGCTTTATCAAGTGCGTTTTGTTTAGCTTCTGCTTCTGATAAGTGTTCTAAATAATCAGGTAAATCAGGTTTATAATTCACACCAACTACAAAAGGTGTCAGATAGTGTCCACAGTTTATTCCTAAACAACCACCAGGACTACCATATCCATAATCTGGCAAACTCAGCACTCTTTCACCTTTAATGGTTCGTGCTACTCCTTTAGTTACTATTTGATGTTGTAGAGGTGCACACAATTCTCTAGCACTTGACTTAGCGCTGTAGTAAAATGTGTCCACTCCTAATTCATCTGCGGAGCGTTCCCTCATTTCTCGATAAGTCCTAAATGTCGTTGTGCGTATTACCGTTTGTGCATAACGCTCTACAGTCCACATTTTCCCACCTCTATCTCTAAAGGCTGTAAATCCTCGCTCATACATTTTTAAAACCGCTTCTGATAATGCTTTATTGTGCGACTTTGTACCAGACACTACACTAGCAACCGCACTCTCTAAAGTCTTTTTATAATTATTTTGTAGAGCTTTCGGCATTGTTGTATTAATTAGATTATTAAGTTCAAACATTGTCTGTTTTGCTAACGAGTTCAAACTATCTTGAACTAACGGATTAGGTTTAACATTAGTTTTTAAAGCATGTGCCAATTGTTGATGGCTATCTTGATAAATCTTATACCCCTCGTTAGCAATTACATCTCTGAACACTTGCTCTGCTATCCCTGTTTGTTTTGAAATATCTCTTACACTTTCTTCTGTTAATAGGTGCATATCGTTTAATTTTTCTAATTGCCAAATATATGGATTATCAATTAAATCAGCCGTCCCACGTTGCTTTAATCTCCTGATAATATTGTTCATCATCTGCATCGTTAAATCGTGGTACAATTTTTCAACTTCTTTTGATTTTACCCAATATTTACCATCATTATTCTTTATCTCCATATATTACCTCGTCAGTTCTTTCAAGGTCTGGTTGTGCTTCATTATTAATTTCAGATAACATTTTGCCAGCTTCTTCATCAGTTACTCCTAACACTTTTGAAATAGCAAATTGCTTACTAACAATTCCGCTTGCTAATGCTTTAGTCCAGTATTCAAGTTCTGCATTTCTATCAGTAAACACTCCATCATCTAGGTTGACTGAAATATCTTCTAACTTAGGTATTTCCCCTTGGTAAATTCCGTGTGCTTTTCCTAACTCACAGATTGAAACTACAAGTTCTTTGATTGAATGTTCGACTAATGATACTATACTATTTCTTAGTTGGTAAGTATCAGAGTTTTCGCTAACTACTTCTGTTGCTGTCTTCATCGTTTTACCATCAAAACTAAACATTCCACCACTGACACCTACTTGCATTTCAAACATTGCTAATCCTTTGTTAATAGCTTTGATATAATCATCTGCTCTAATAGGTGTAGTTAAATCAACGATTTTATTATCGTCAAGTCCACCACCTATTTGAACAAATACATTTTGGTCAGTTTCAAATCTTCGTTTTGTAACGAATTTATTATCTTTACCTTGTTGAAATGTCATGTTTGTTAAACCATCTGGAACGGCAACTCTACGCTGTCCCATCTTAATTTCCCACATAAACTCATCATAAGTCCTGTTAATAAAATCAATTGTTGTTTTCGCATTATCGAATATTGATAATCCCAATGGACTATTAATATCTTTGTTGTTCATTCCTGGTGTTTTTAAGTAAGTAAATAACGGTCTACTTAATCCTTTAATCACAATGTTTTCTTCCAAATTTTCATATAATTCACTTAACAACGTTTGACTACCTACTGTATCAGCACTATTTGATTTATACAACTCATTAGTAATCGTTAAGTCGTCATCGTTCCACTCATGAAATTCAATTAGTGTGTAGTACTTATTTGTTTTACCTTCGCTTTTAACCGACTTAGTAACAATAGCTGCACTACTTACATCTTGCATATTGCTTTGCAACGGTAAAAATACAGGTGCTTGAATAAAAGCAACCTTAATTGTTTTCCCATCGAAATATGGTCGCATTGCCATTCCACCTAACGCTAAACAACTTTCAAGATATCGTTCAAAATTCTTGTTAAATCTGTCATTTAAAAGAATATCGTTAACAAATTGGTTAATTGATTCATTATCAACTGATATTTCCGCTTGTTCATTATATACTAACCCCGCTATTTTCTTACATGCCGTTCTTGCAAGTGGTAGATGATTAAACTTCCTTGTGCGCTGTTCTCCGTCCGTGTTAAGGTAGGTAACATCGCTAAACTTACTCTGGAAGTATGTTAAATTGTTCTTTATTCGATTGTATTCTTCTGAAGATACAACTATCTTCGGATGGTCTAATATGCTTGTTAAACTACCTTGCATGGTGTACTTGCTCCTTTTAAAAAAATTCTTAATAATCTGTATAAGTTTCATTTCTTTCTCCTATACTTTTAATCCTAATAATTTTGCATTGTCCAAAACAAAATACTTAAATTCATCGACTGTGTGGTCATCTTCTTTAATTACTTTCGGTTCAGGTGTCTTAATTGTTTTTTCATCGTACCTGTACATTTTGTGCTCTTCAATGAAAATCTTATTATTTTCGTTATCCAAATAAAAAAATCTTCCCTGAGCTAATAAACTTATAACCATATCTATCATAGTTTGATTTTTTCTTTTAGCAACTGGGTTCCATCTAACCCCGAAATCTTTAAAATATTGATTCCTTAACGCTCCCTCTGCACTATCTATTGTTAATTTAATAGTTGGCACATTGTAGAGATCTTGAACTCTACTGATGAAATCATTAATCATAATAGTTAAATCACTGGGTGCAGCTTTAACACTTCTTCCAGCAGGTGAATAATAGAAAGTATCCAATAAGATAACATTTCCTTTGGCTGTAATACCATAAGCTCCACACGCTGTCGCGCTCTGTTGATGTCCTGTATCTAACGCGTAAGATATTCCTATAATCTTATCTTTGTCTGGTAATTCCTGTAATGGATGAAAGCAAGCCATGTTATAAACATTATTTCCTATTCCCACTGGTTTACCTAAATAAATATATAGATAATAATCAAAATCATTTTCTTTAATTCGGTTAATATCTGCCAACATTTGCTCGGTTACAAAACCTAATTCATCATTCAGATAACTTGATTCATGCACCAGGTAATTCTCAACTGTTTTCATCCCCTCACTCCACTCATTAATCCAAGCATAAGGATTTCTCGGTGGATTATAACTCCAGTAAAACTTAACAAATGGTATTAACGGGTGCTTCTGCCTCATGAATGTAATGTTTGTTTGGTCAAACTCCTCTTGGTTGTCAAACTCGGCAGCCTCCTCATACCACACAGCAATAATGTTATTAATATCATTTGATTTTAACTTTTGAAAATCGTCTGCTCCATAGAAATAAAAGCTAGATCCAGTTCCTTTATGTGTGATTTTAAACGGTGATACTGTGCTTTTAAATGAATTTGTTAAACCATACATACTAATCGCCCAGTTAATCTTGTTAAAGACACTATCACGAATTGTATTTGCTACTTTCCTAATTACTACAACATTTACTTTTTCACCTTTAGCAATCATTTTCGACATATCTTTTACTAATTTTAATGCTATTACAGATGATTTAAAGCTGTTCCTACCACCTTTTAACACATTGTAAGGTACTTTAGACAGCCACACCGGTTTGAAATGCGGATTTACATTCTTTTGCACATCAAACTTACTCATCTTCCCACCTATCCACAATTACAATATTTTCAGTGGCGGTAGCACTCTTCTCTTCCCTCGCCATATGAATCTTGTTGAGAATATCGGCAGCCTTTAATCTGTCTTTGGCACTTACTGATATATTAGTGATCTCTTGAAATCCCTGACCACGTCCTATAAGCGTTTGTTCTTTATGCTCTCCTCTCATTACTGAGGTTAAATACTCAAGCACTTCTTGTTGCGTTGCTGTTTTTGCCGATTCTATCTCTTTGAGTCGTTCGTCTATGTAGGATTTAACACCAACATTTACCAACAATTTGTGACTTTGAGATTTTGCATAATTAACGCTATATCCAGCTTCAATAGCCGCTTGAGTAGCATTCCCGCAAATGATGTACTCATCAGCAAAGTCTTTTTGTTTAGTTGATAATTTTGCCAACTTTCCACCACCTTTCTTGACAAAATAAAAAGACAATCTCTCGACTGTCTTAAAAAATATGTTAGGTTATTATTGGAATTTTAGGTAAGGATTAACTATCTTACTGCTTGCGTTTCTGTATCTAAAAATAAAAATTATTAAAGGAAATTTCTGAAAAAATTACCTTACCTAAAATTCCCACACTATCATTTTAGCACATAAAAAAGGCTCATTGGGCTCATCATTTTAGAAATTATTTAAAATTTTTAAAAAATCGTCCATTAATCTCTTGACAATCCTTTTAACCGTGGAAATATCCATATGGTATTTACTAGCAATATCATAGTTTTTCATTCGATTAAAGTATTTTGCATATATAATTCTGTAACTCTCGGGATCTAGAGATTTTAGAAACTGCTCAATACATTTCAGAACCCGTCTATTTTCTTGATATACCTTGTTATCAAGCTTTTTAATTATATTCCTCTCATTTTCCCTACCAGTCTTTTGTGTGTTAACCTCGTTCTTATCTGCTGGTTGATAAGCATTCAATAAGAAGTCGTTACATTCCATCTGTAAGTTTTTGTAGTTCTTTAAAAAAAATTTTGCGTCATCTATTGTATATTCTCCAATCTTTTCACAATCCGTCATCATACTTCTACTCCTAACTCTTTTAGTTGTTCTATCATGTTACTTTTAATCTTTTCTAACACGTTTATTATTTCATGTTCTTGGCCTTTTTTTATTCCCAAGATAAACGTCCCAGTTCCTATCTCAATAGATTTTGAATTATTATTGCACCTATCAATAAATTCTTCTATCCCGTTAATATGTTGTGTTAAAATATTAACTTCTTTTAAATTCTCAATCTTCATTTTTATTCTCCTTTAAATTTCGGTAATTCAGTCCAATATATTACGTCTGCATCCGTATTTTCAAAACCTAATCCATCTCCAATTTCTTCCCATGTATCGATATATGTATCAACAAACTTCCCTGAAGGCAAAGGGAAAGTGACTAGTACTTCTTCGCCAAGTTCAGGTAACTTTCCATCCCACATAAAATCATATTTGTCTCCATAAATTTCCACTTCATCTTCAGTCATCTTTCTCGTTATTAATTTATTCCATTTCATTGTTATTCTCCTCTATCTCTCTATAAGCAAATCTTTCGACGTCGCTTATATCAAACTTATTATCTCCCGCAGTGCAAAATCCTTGTTTTTCAGTATCAAAAAATAAATCATATAACTCATCTAATTCAGTTTGTGTTGCTTCAGTTTCTAATTTTTCTCCGTTGTGAAAATACACTTTTAAAATATATCTTTTTTCTTTACTCATTGTTGTTACCTCCTAATCTCTCTTTCGCTTTCTCAAAATACTCTGTATTTATTTCAAACCCTACATAATTTAAGTTAGCTTCTCTAAATGCTATTAAACTACTCCCACTACCAACGTGTGTGTCTAATATTTTAAATTCTGATTGACAATATTTATCGACTATCCAACGATAGAGCTTCACTGGTTTTTGAGTTGGATGTATTCGTTTTTCATTTAACTTTTTATTGCCTTGTTGGATATGTCCTTCTTCAATTGATTTGCCTTGAAACATCCCATTCCACATATACGTTACTTTTCTTACGCTATTGTGTAAGCTGCAGTAGGCTATTTCACAGTCGCTAAAACTTGATTTTCCGTTGACCTTATCCCAAACTATCCTACCTGGCCCGAAATTATATATTTTTGAAAAGTAATTTACACCCCAAATTATTTGATGCTTACTTACCCTAAATAGTTCGTCAAAATACTCTTTTGTTGGGAGTACCCAACTATCTGTTGATGTGTAAATTCTTTGAACTCCAATAGGGCTTATTTTTCTACCGTAAAATTTTCTTTTTTCTGGCCCGTTAAAATAAGGTGGGTCAACTATTGCTAAATCGAAATAATTATCTGGATAATTTTTTAAATGCTCCATGCAATCCCCGTTAATAAATTCTTGCATCATTCCTCGTTAACTCCTAACTGATAATCTAAATACTCTTTCCATTGACTTATTATCTTATGAAAATTTCTTATTTCACTATCTCCTTTGAATACAATTCTTATATTTTGTAGATTTCCTAATTCGCAAGTTTTATAGTCTTGTACTACGGTTGTTTTCCAATTTGTAGCCGATATATCATTTAATAACACCTCTACAAACCCACCTTCTTGAGAATCTCCGCCTTTGTATCCATTTGTTTCTATTTCGGCTATTATAATTGAAGCATCAATAAATTTTTGACTATTTCTTCCTAACATTCTTCTATCCTCCTACTTTTTCTTCTTACTTAACGCATATATTAATTCGCTCAAATCTACACATGATCTCATTAATTCTTTATCTTTTAAAACATGTCTATATCTCCCATTCAGAATTAATAATGCTCCTCTGGATATAATTTTTAAATTATCTATTTCAAAATTTCTGTTATCTCCATCTAA